GTGGACTAGGCGCACCACCTCTAAAATCAGGTCGTAATAGGCAGCTCTCCACATATAAGCCTTGTGCAAATCTTCCCTATTATCCTCTAATCGGTTAGCTCCAATCCACCGCAAAACCAAGTTGCTGACGATTGGTAACAGTTCTTTAGAATGATATTGAAAGAACGTGTTGTTGGGCAATAAAAACATGACCTTGTAGATCACCGATTCCTTTTCCTGCGGGCTAACCTCATCGTTGTCGCGCCAATCGTCTAACCCTTGGATAACGCTCCAAAAGTCTAAAAGCCAACGCACCGTTGGTTCGGGTAGATTTAGGGGGGCAAAGTGTTCAGGCTTCATACATCGTAATAAGGAACCTTTTTAGATTCCCCGTTTACCGTGATATTGATAAACCCTCGTGGGTTTGCCGGTAGGGTCGCAGAGCCAGCCGTAGCCGTAGAACTACTGGAAAAGTTAAGCAAGTTCAAAAAGAATAGCTGCCAAGCCGGGGTTGGTCTGCCCGCATCGTTGACTAATTGGGAGGTCGGAATTACTTGATTCTGGGGTAGTTGGGCCATCAGTTATCCCCTGCTTCCGCTTTTAGGTTCGCAGACACAATGACCGCCTTGATTGGGTCGGTGACCACCACCTCAAATATCCTGTCCCGCGCGAATCCCAACCGCCTCCACATGGCTCGCGTGAAATACTGACCCTGCTTGCCTATGGTTACCCAATTCTCGTTAGACCAAGTAAAGCCGCCGTCATCCGACCAGCGGAGCATCGCCTGTGGGTCTTGACCCTGACCGACCGGTAACCCCACTCCGGGCTGGAACTGGATTTGAAGCTCGGCAAAATACTGTCTTTGGAGGTCTGTGGTTATGTGGGGACACCTTCTAAGACGGCGTATTAGCTGACCGTCATCGGTGTACTGTGATAGAGACAGTCTATAGAGTTTGCCGTTTTCATAGTCACCAAGCAATACTTGCTGGTTAAAAAAGCAGCAGCAGTTACCCCGGTGGCGCTCGTATTCTCCTTGGTTATTGGTGTAGAGCCACTTGTGCCAGAGCCCCGTGGTGATGTCATAGGCCCAAGTCAGTCCGTTAGTCCCAATCGAGGGAAAGGTCACAACGTAGGTCTCATGGCCCTCTAGCTGGTACGTCCACGCAATCGCGTCAGATACGTCTTGACCGACTAAGGTGGTCTCAACCGCGTGGGTCGAGATCCTCTGTGGAATGTAGCCATTCATCTGGACGATGGTGGCCTCACCCCGGTTGTTCTTGGATACATAGGCAAAGGAGTTACCCACCCGCGCACAGGAGTAGGCCGCAGCAATACCCTGCTGTGTGCTAGAACCTTGAATTCTTGAAAACGGAAACGGTACGGAGCCAACGTCTAGCCAAGCCTCAGATGACATCTCACCCAAGAGGTAGACCTCCCGCCGGTCAACAATAATAGCCACTAGGTCATCTGGTGAGCCATCCTTGGACGCAAACGACAAGGGGTCTGTAATGGGGGATAAGAGGTCGGACGCAGCCCATTGCTGGCTGTTGGGCTTATTGTAGACAAAGTAGTTGTCAGAAATATCTACCGTAACCCCGCCCTCAAAGGCTCCGTCTGTAGAGGGTAGAACCGTCCAGTTCAGGGCATATATAGTCGTTCCGGTCGAGGAATTCATAGCCGTTGAAACAACAGTTTGGGACGGAGTGACGGTGTAGCTGGTTCCGCTTATTGCTGTGCTTGCAACCGCAGTAGTAATGCTTGTGTTCCATGTGCTTCCGCTACCTGACCCGCTGATATTTGCAGTAATCCTTGTCCCTGCGGGAACCCCTGTTCCGGTCAAAACCTGACCAACCGATATGGTTCCAGAGCTGAGAGTTCCGATAGTTAGAACGCCGGTTGTTACCGCTATTGATGAGCCGGTTGAGGCAAAAGTGTTTACCGCCGTAATCGTGGTTGGGGTGGCTACCCCGCTACCGGTTACATAGTCCCCGTTGGTTACTGTGCCGCTACTTACTGCGGTCACGCTTAAAACCGTCCCCGCAATCTGGCCCGTAAACTGAGCTGCTGTACTAGGAACGGTCTGAGAGGAACTTACGGTATACGTCCCAACACCACCCGAGCCCGTATCAAAGGCCGTGATAATTGTCCCGTCAGTTATCCCTGTGCCCTCAATTGTCTGGCCTATCTTTAGGGTTCCGCTGGTCACCGCGCTAACGGTCAAAGTTGTGCCAGAAATGCTTCCGGTCACAATAGCGGGTGATGAAACTGAGTTAATCGCTGTTGAGGCTACGGTCTGGGAGTCGCTAACCGTGTAGGTTCCAACCCCGCCAGTTCCCGTCCCTAGTGCCGTAATCACGGTATTTTGAGCTATGCCCTGACCAAAAATGGCCTGTCCGACCGCAATAGTTCCGCTTTGCATCACGCTAACGGTCAAGGTCGTTCCGCTAATTGATCCAGTAAAAATGGCTGATGATGGAACGCTGATGAACCATGTGTACCGATAAGTATCGTCCACGATGTAGACGTTCACCCCGTTATCGACAATCCCAACCTGACCGGTTGAGGTGTTTAGTTGGCCCACCATGACGGGGGTCAAATCGCTTTCCAAGACGTACACAAAGTCACCACAGACCGCTACGACCTGTTGCCCACCAGACAGGGTTCTAAGACCCCGGACTTCTTCCTGATTGGGGAATATCGCTACGGTCTCAAGCCCCGGAGTTGGGTAGAGCGCAACAACACCGCGCTCGCCTTGAGCCTTGGTCGGGTCTATCTCAGGGTAGAAGTTGATGCACTCCTGAGCGTCCTGAGTGATCGAGGGAGCCTCGTAAGCCGCGCCTACGAATCCAAAGTCAGGCATTACTGAAAGCCCCCGGTCAGAATCCAACCAGCGTCCGCACGTTTACCAACCACCAGAACGTCATCGTACCTAGCGGACTGCATGGGCTTCATATTTGTGCGTTTGATTGTGGCCTTTGCTTGAGAAGCCAGCCCGTTGATCATGGCAAGCTGCTGGGGGTTGGACTTGCCGTACATGGGCATGAGTCTTTCCGCAAGACACCAGCGCAAGCACATGATGTAGCCCTGTGGGATCACAATGGTGTCGTTGATGCTATTGAACCGCTGGAATATGGTGTCGCAGAATATGTGCATCTCGCCCTGAGATGGGTTGGGCCAAAAGTAAAACGTGCCCATCACTTCTGAGGGCTGGTAGTAGACCGCTTTGGGCCACGGGCCGTTCTGGGTCTTTAGACCAATCAGCTCGTAGTTCTCAAGGTTCAAAATGGCTACTGGGTAGTCCAAACCGCCATTAACAATAGGCTGACCGTTGGAATTGGTGTTCACCCGCACAAAGGCTGAGTTCACCGACAAGGGGCGCTCGTAATAAGCAGTTATTGTGGTCGAGGCTACCGTCTGGGTGTTGTTAACCGTGTATGTCCCGGTGTAGTTCACGTTGCCACCAGCTCCGGTTCCAAAGCCTGTGATCTTGGTTCCAGCCGTAATTCCTGAGCCTGTTATCACCATCCCAAGCGCAATCCCGCCCTCGGTGATGTTTGTGACCGTTAGGGTATTCCCTGATATTGAGCCGGTAAAGGTGGAGTTGACCTGACCCGTTGGGCCAACCGTGTACTGGGTCTGTCCCGCAGTCAGGGTGAAGATGATCTCGGTCTTGTAGTAGACCATCATTTGTTCGTTTGACCATTGGTCAATCATGTCGTTCAACATATCGAACGCGTCTTGGGCCTCGGCGGGGGCCGGGGTCTCGCCAGCGGCAAGTGCCCCGATGTCCTTCATGGCGCGGCTGATAATGTCTATTGGCTGGGTCATAACTTCACCTTAAATGTCTCTACTTTCCACGGTGGATCGCAGCTCTCGGTATTGTCTAGTGCCTTGAGTTGTTCGGCAAGCCTGTCTTTAATGAGGTGACGGTCACCTTCTTGAGCATCCAAATCCAACCAATGCGACACCTGATGCTCAGACAAATTATCTTCTATTTGGTACGGTTTACGAAACTTCCAGTAGCCCTCAGTAGCTACCTTTTTATTGTCCTCGGAAATTTCACAATGGTATTTGACTTGGCAAACCAAGCCGTCATCGACCCTTAATTCGGTAATTTTCCAATTAAAGGTCGGCACTTATTTTCTCCATAATCTCATCAAAACTCTCTGCCACCTCCCAAGAGTTGCCGTTCATCCCGTAAGCAACTCGCACCTTTGTGCCGTCCTCTTGAGTATGCTCAAAGATTGACGCAATCAGGTCTGTGTTAAGGATCAGACCCTCACCGATACGGCCCTTGGCGGCGTTAGTTAGTTTGATAAGTTTCACGCAGCCACCTCAACCCAAGAGGTCGTGGCCTCGTCCCATGAGTAACGCTTTGGATTCTCAGGTGTACCAACGTCTGTTGGGTACGGTACTGGCGATTCCCACAGACAGGTGTCCTCGTTTAGCACCCATGAGGCATAGGGCTTGGGAGGAATGAAAGCGTCCCGACCCGCATCGTAGGTGTAACCGATACCAGCGTAGTTCTTACGCAAAGGCGTTCCACCTAGAGCGTGTACGCCGCCGTGGGTGTTGTATGAGGTCTGTTTATAGACATCACCTGTGCGAGCGCAGAGGTCTGCCTCTTTGCCGTCATCCTCTTGCCGCCCTACGGTTACGAAAATGACGATGTTGTTTTCATCTAACTTGGCAAAGTGCGCCATCTATATCTCCTTAACTAAAAGTTACTGTTTCTGATGTGGTTGAAGTAGCAGTCACGGTGTAAATCTTAAAGCCACCAGATGTTGTGGAGGATTGTGTTACACCGCCTGAAAATGTAGCAGTTCGAGTGTCTGGAATCTTAATGATTACTACGCCAGAACCACCATTTCCAGCGAATGAGTTATATCCACCTCCTCCACCGCCTCCTGTATTAGCGGTTGCGTTTGCTACTCCACTACCACTTGGAGATATTCCTCCTTGACCACCACCGCCTGATCCTCCAGTTCCTCTAGTGGATAGACCACCGCCACCACCGCCACCACCACGGGTAACGCTTGAGCCTGTGATTGAAGAAGCAGTACCAGCACCACCATTTCCACCAACATTGGTTGTGGCACTTGCTCCTACCGCACTAGCGCCACCGCCACCACCACCAGCAGTTCCTCCAGTTACACCAGAACCACCGTTATTCCCTTGAGATGGTGAAGTAGATGGTGTGTTTCCAGAACCACCAGCTTTGCCTGTATATGGACTGCTTGAATCCGTTCCACCGCCCCCGCCAGAACCGCCATTATTACCAACAGCGTTAGCATCACTAAATGCACCACCACCACCGCCACCAGTAGAAGTGGTGCTAGAAAAAACTGAATTTGAACCGTTAGTTCCTTTTGCGCTACCGGATAATGCGGCGCCACCACCAGCACCTACCGTAACTGTATAAGCAGTTCCAATTGCTATTGATTGTGAAGTTAATTCTCTATAACCACCAGCACCACCTCCAGCAAAACCACCACCACCAGCACCACCAGCAATCACTAGGAAGTCTGCGGAGAAAATAGTTATGGGATTAAACGTCACAGTCTCAGATGTAGTAGACGTAGCAGTTACAGAGTAGATGTTGAACCCAGAGACAGATGTGGACAGGCTAGATGTAACGCCACCAGAGAATGTCGCGGCTACGTTTTCAGGTACTTTAATGATGACAATGCCAGAGCCGCCTTGACCGCCATTTCCAGAGGAAACCGCATCGGCTCCACCACCACCGCCACCCCCACCAGTATTTACGGTTCCACTTTGCCCCACATAACTATTCCCGCTTCCACCGCCAGCACCGCCTCCACCACTTGCAGTACCCCCAGCAGTACCAAACTGACCACCGCCGCCACCACCACCAGCACGAGTTACAGATGAGCCAGTAATTGAAGATGCAGTTCCAGTACCGCCAGCACCGCCAACACTTGGAGCAGATGATGGGGCTGCACCCGTACCGCCTGCTCCACCACCTCCTGCGCCCCCATCAAAGTCTGACGGGTTGCTTCCTCCGTTATTTCCCTGTGAAGGAGATGTGCTTGGGGTATTGCCAGAGCCTCCCGTTCCCGTAGTTCTGGTAGCACCACCCCCTGATCCACCAGATAGTCCATTTGGGTTTCCAAATGCCCCGCCACCACCACCGCCAGCGGATGTAATGGTAGAAAACACAGAATCGGAACCCGAGTTTCCCCGAGTTCTGTTTGAAGTTTGTGATGCACCACCAGCGCCTACCGTTACGGTATAAGCGGTTCCAAATGTAATAGATTGCGTAGTGCTTGAGCGATAACCGCCAGCACCACCACCACCAGCACCAACTCCATTATTTTGGTCTCTACCACCACCGCCTCCACCAGCCACCACAAGCACTTCGCTTATAGGTGCGCCAGCAAGGAAAGTCACAGTCTCACTCGTTGTAGAAGTAGCCGTGACTGTATATACGTTGTATCCCGCAACAGAAGTCGAGAGAGATGAAGTTACACCAGATGAGAATGACGCATAGTGCGTAGATGGGATTTTGATGATTACGACACCGGAACCGCCTGCCGCACCATTGTTATTTCTTTCGTCACCGCCACCGCCACCACCTGTGTTTGCAGTTCCCGCAGTTGGTGATGTGGCAGACGTACCACCATTTCCACCGCCACCAGCCCCGCCTGTGCCGCCAGTACCAGATGATGGATGTGAACCACCACCGCCACCACCGGCCCTTGGTACTGAGGTTCCAGTAATTGATGATGACGTTCCAGCGCCGCCATTGCCGCCGTTGTTATTTGAGCCGTTACTTCCAGCGGCACTTGCTCCACCGCCGCCGCCTCCAGCGTTATTTGGGTTAGCGCCGCCAGAACCATTACCGCCATTATTTCCTTGAGATGGACTTGTGCTTGGTGTATTGCCTGCGCCGCCAGTACCGCTTATGCCATCAGCCGCTGCACCACCACCTCCAGAGCCACCACTTCTACCAGTATAGTCTCCACCTCCATAAGCCCCACCGCCACCGCCAGCAGAAGTTGTAGCGCTAAATACGGAATTGCTTCCATCGCCACCTTTGGTACTTGCAGTTCCAGCCGCACCTCCAGCTCCAACGGTGACTGTGAACGCAGTACCCACAGTAATGTTTTGAGATGTAAATTCTCTATAACCACCGGCTCCACCACCACCACCTCGCTCAGAAGCGCCACCGCCGCCACCCGCTACTACTAGGTAGTCAGCAAGGACAGATGGAGCCGCTTGGCCTCCAGCCAAAAGGATCTGGAATATACCCGTCATTTAGGACACATTTCCTGTTAGTACGCAGACCGTTCCAGAGATAAACAATACGGTACACACACCCCTAGTTGCAAGGGTCACAGTAGCCTTGTCTGTGTCAGTTCCCGCGATATAAGCGGTTGTGATTGTGCAAGTAATGGTGATGTTGCCGGTCGTGTTATTGAATATTGATACCGCGTCACCAGCCGCAAAGGTTGAGTTAGGAATCGTAATCGATCCACCTGAACCAACCCCTACAAACTCACCAATGTCACCAAGCGCAAGCGTGTAAGACGTTGTTTTGTCTGATCCTGATTGCGGAATGTTTAGGTAGCCAATTGATGAGCTGGTTGGTGGGAACGTCATCGTGGTGCTATCCGTTCCCGCAAGGGTTAGCGTATTGCTTGCCGATAAGGTCTTGCCGTTGGTGACCGTTAGGGTTCCTGTTGAACTTGTAATTGTCAGCCCGTTGACGCTAGTTGCGGTCGCAGCTCCAATATTCGGAGTGGTCAGCGTTGGGCTAGTTGCCAATACGTTGTTGCCAGATCCTGTGTTTGTTACCGAAACCAGATTCTTAGATGCGTCAGTAGCTACCGCGCTCGATGCCGTTAAACCCGTTATGTTTGACCCTGTGGTCGTTAAAACACCGCTTGACGGGTTAAATTGCAGCTTGGTTGATGAAACATTGGCTGTCGTGATACTGCCTGTTGTTGCGCTAGTAAATGATAGGTAACGGGTTGCGTTGGTCGTTGTATCGTCCACAATAGCAAGTCCGTTTGCG